CGCTCGCAAGATTGCTTGGTTTGGATAAGCAAATTCTAACCACCACGTTAACCACCCTGCTAACCTATGGCGTTGCTTCACAATGTCCTGATACTGGCATCATTTCAAACAGGCGTATGATTCGAGATGAGGAAATCAGAAAAATACGGGCAAACGCTGGGAAACTAGGTGGCAACCCTGTTTTGGTTAAGCAAAAATCAACCACCAAGGATAAGCAAATTTCAACCCCTTCAACTTCACTTTCATCTTCAACTTCAATTTCAACTACGATACATACTACACCACCACAAGAAAGCGCGTGTGTTATTGAATCCCCTTTTCTGGATTCTCCGCCAGAAGCCAGCCTGACCATGCAGCAAATCATGGACAAGATCAATGAGCTGCGACCTGCATGGAAGCGCGTTCCACGATGGAATCGCAACGAGATGGAATCTCTGCGCAATGGCTCGGCATCGCAGATTGAATCACTAACCGATGATGACTGGAACTTGCTCAAAGCTTTCTATGCAGCACCAGACGATAAGGCATGGTTCAAATTTGAGCAACGACACAAATTCTGCGAAAATCTTAGCTCGACACTTGCCACTGCTGACAAATGGAAAAATGCCACAGGCTACCGCGCGCCAAACTCACGAGACTCACTCTACTACGGATCATGAAAACACACACCGAACTACTAAACCAACTGATCGACGCTGTTTACGCGCTGCCATTTACTACTTTCAAAGAAGCTCACGACTTGCAAATGCTAGCAGCTGAGATCAAGGGGCAGATGATGGCGCAACTGCCGCCAATGATGACGCTTGACACTGAGACTGGCAAAGTAACGCCAACTCCAGACACAGACGGATGGATTGAGAATACGGGGGTTATGCCTGAGTGTGATATTTCCGCTATACGTTTGCACGATGGGGAGGTTATCAAAGTCGCAAACGACAAGCATTGGGGATGGGGAATGAAGTCGCCAAATCCTGAAGAATTTAGTATTACCCACTACAAACCAGCATGAAAACACAAAATACACTACACACACGACCCTGCATCAATTGCACTCGTCCAAGCTCACGCGGCATGTTCTGCCGATCCTGCGATGCCGTCTGGCTCATTGCCGAACGTCTCGACAACTTTCACAAGGATCCAAAGTGCCGAAAGGACTTCATCGAGGATTTACGGAAATCGAACATGTTTACACCGAAGTCGATCTGGAAGGACGGCGAAATCCGCAAGGTAAAAAAACTCATGTGCTTGGGCGAGCAAATGTCAGGATTCTGCATGGGCTTCACAAGTGCCGAAATTCGCGATTTGGTCGTGCGCGGGTATAATCTATCTATCCGCAACGCAGAACGCGAGGAAAAGCACGCAGAGGCTCAGCAAACGGCATATTACGCGGGACGGCAGGAAGTGGACGCGCTACATGCGCAGATCAAGGAGCAAACTAGAGCGAAACTGGGTCACCTTGGCGATGGGTTGGACTTCAGGTCATACCTCGGCTTCGATCCGACAAAAACCGACACGACAGATGAACAATCGTTTTAATCGAACCAAGAAAACCGCCTAAACAAAATGAACACAATCAAATTGAACCGCATACTTTACATTTACGCTTTAAATGGAGTGATAAAATGCCTATCCGCAGAAGAAATCCAAGAAACGGAATTGTTAGCAGCAGGATGGAAACACACTGCAACCATTGACCCAGCACTGTGGATTGAGGCGATGGCAAACGGAAGGGAAGATCCAAGCGATATGCTTGATGAACTGCAATTCTCACCTGCAAACTACAAACCAACAGAACAATGAACACAGAATCAGACACCCCGAGGACGGATGCGCTAATGCCAGACCAAGGACACAAGCGCACCATTTATGAGCACATTCAAGTCATGGAAGCGCACTTACGACAACTAGAGCGAGAGCTAAATAATGCAATGGCAGCACTGCGGAACTTGACAGATGAGATCGGCAGGCACGAAGGCGCAAGCATGATGCATCCACGGCTCACAAGAGCGATTGAGGCAGCAAATAGACTAATCAACGAAAAAAAAGAGCAAGAAAAATCCATTGATACATAAAGGATTCAGAACTATTTTCATTTTTATTGCAGAAAACGCTTTACAATTTGCAAGGAATCACTGTATTGTGAGCGCGCCGCAGGGCACTACCAACTACGAACATGAAAACTACCACCAAACCACACGTAACATTCACTAACTTTAAAGGCGAATGGATGATCAAGTCCGATGTTCAATTGACAAAGGACAACACTCTCAACAGCACAGTTGAAATCATCGGCGGCAAAGAAATCAGCTTGCTTGGTGAAATCGAAGTCACGCTGAAATCAGGAGCGACAAAAACAGTGCGAATTGGCGAATACGAAAAGTGCTTCAAAAACAATGACGGCACCGAGTCGCACATCTATTCAACTCGCAACATTTAATTCATATGCAAGACCAAATCCAAAAACTAACCGAAGCGCAGGCAAAGCTGTTGCTCGAATACGCTCTCAAAGACCTGCGCAACGCGATCTATACGCCAGCACCGGCACTCGACGCTACACAGCTCGGCTGGCTGACTCAAAAAATTGAAACACTAGCACAAGAAAACTAATGACCACCATCGACCAAATCATACTCATCATTGGCATCATAGCGATCTTAGTCACGCTGTTGCACATTGTTTTCCTCTGGGCAACGCATCAGCCAGAGGACAGCGGCTACGACCTACCACCGACCGACCTTGACGGCAGGGACGCAGCTGGAAGCGCATACGGCAAGAAAGGAGGCTCGCATGAGTGATACACCGAGGACAGACGCAGCAACGCGCATGGCTTTCTCTGGCGAATACATGGTGCCAATTCAGGACGCACAGAAGCTCGAACGCGAGCTTGCGCAGTCCAAAGAGGCGAATGCAGGACTCATGTGTGCCTGCGACAAACTCGAACGTGAGCTTGCCGACATGACAAAGCAGCGTGATGAACTCGCAGCCCTAGAAGCCACGAAAGGAGGAAGCAATGAGTGAACGCGCCTTGGAACTAGCGACCGCGCTGGAGGCTGAGCTTTTGGCGCAGTTTGACAAGCTGGAGGCGACAATGCAGCGACCAGAGTTTGCATCGTTTCCGATTGACGAGCTCATCGAGATCGACCGCAAACACTCGGAAATCATCGGACTGCTAACGCAAGCGGATTTTTTGAAGTATCAAATATCGAGATTATGAACATGACAAAAGAACTATCAGACTCCCTGCTTGCAGCCTGTAAAGCGGCGGGGATTAAGAAGCCAGGGTATATCGCGCAGAATGCAAACGGCAAGGTGATCCACCACGATGAGAGTCCAACGAGACAAGGGTGGACTCACATTTGGGGAAATGGAGGACCTCCTAAGCGGTTAAACCACCCGCCATACGCTGACGACTGGCAAGACAGCTTGCTGGAGTGGGTTGATCATATTGCTGACACCAGCAAAATGATCGATGATGCTTGCGAGATCGCGTATCATGCGCACATCCAAAACGGCAATGGCTTTCGCTGGAGCCGTCTCGATTGTTACCGCGCTGCATGGCAGGATGCGCTTGCGTGGAAAGGAGGCGGCGACCAAGCAAGCGGCATCGAAGCCATGGTTTGCGATGACATCGCCAAACGGCAGCAAGTGGGCATTGCTAAGTATGGCACTACCGTAGCAGAAAACCCGCTAACTCATGCGGAATGGTTGCAACATGCCTACGAAGAATGTTTAGACATGGCTGTATATCTGAAACGAGCCATGGCAGAGAAAGGAGTCGGGAAGCTATGAAAGATTCAGATTATCACTTTGCATTAGCCTTGATTTGCGCAGTTTTTGCATCGCTTGGCCTAGCAGCAACTGGACTAGCTAAAAGCAAATTAAATGATCGCTATGAATCAATCCGCAAGCAAGCCATAGAGCGCGGACACGCTGAATACGTGGTTGACTCAGACGGAGAAACAACTTGGCAATGGAAGGAGGAAAAATGACCGACGAACAAATCAACATCGCGATTGCGGAGTCGCTGGGGTGGGAGTCATGTGGAATGGCGTCATCTGGTAAATTAATGGGATACAAAACGGAAGAGTGGGAGCAATTACCCGACTACACCGCCGACCTGAACGCGTGCCATGAGCTTGAGAAGATGCTAGAGGGCATGAATCAAATCAGCTATTTAGCAAAGTTGCACGAAAACAACCATTATTGCTCATGGGGTGGAACTTGCGCAACCGCTCGCCAACGCTGCGAGGCTTATCTCAGAACACTAGGAAAATGGAAAGAATGAAAAACAAACGTAAGCAAGCGCGGATCTCGCACCTTTTCCGCAAGCGCAAGAGCATTTGGTGGGTGTTAATAGTCAATCGCAATCCCGCATGGGAGAGAGCCTACGAAGTATCGTGGGAAGGCATGAGAAAACGGCACAAACAAAAGCAATGAAAATCTCCGACATCATCGAAATCGTCAGCGCCGAGATGGGCGTCGATCCTGACCTCGTCACAACCAAGACACGGCTACAGGAGGCAGCAGACGCCAGAGCAGTCGTGCAGGCTGTCATGCGTGACCGAGGCTGGACATTCGCTCGGATCGGACTAGTTTTCAGCGCCGGTCATGATACGGTCTGGTCGAACTGCAAGAAGATCGAGAAAGCCAGAGCCATGATCAGCGCTTATGATGCCGTGCAAGCGGCAATCAACAATCTCCCCATCGAGTGATGGACGGGAACTAACGCCTCTGCTCCCGCATGTTCAGGCGCGAGGAGCAGGGGCGAACTCGATCCGATTTCACGCTTGCCAACCGCTCGAATTTCTGTATGTTGCTTGCGTGACCACTACCACGGTTCATGCCATTGTTGGCAAACTTTACATGCTTGGCATCGGAATCAGCGAAGCGCAAATCTTCGTCATCACCGATGGGAAAACCATGCGCGAAATCGCCACGCAAGCCAAAGCCAGCTTGGTTTTTGTCAACAACAAGCTCTGGAGCCTGACGCAAAAGGGCTACATCGCAAAGCGAGCTGGCAGACCTTCGACATACCACCTGACCGCAGCAGGAAAGCGAGCAATCGCCGAACTGACCAGCGCAGAATCAACGAGATGAACTCATTCCTTCAAGCAATCGAAAACCTCTCACGGCGCAAAGTGACGCATTCGTGGTTCCGATGGCGTGAGTGGTCAGCGATGGCACCGGCAATCCGCAATCGTTCGTTTTTCAGCGCTACAGTGACCTCAGCGCGCGTTCTCAACAAGATGCGCAACATGTTGCTGGACTGGCAAGCGGATGCCACAGAGGAGATCGTGGACGTCAACACGGGAGAGACAGTGACAGCCTATAAAGAGACGGGACTCGCCAAGTTCCGCGAGCGTTCCGCAGAGTTTCTCATTCAGGAAGGACTGGCAACGCCTGCCGACTACAAGGACACCAAAATCACCAATGTCATTTCAAACGCTCGTTTACAACTGATTTACAATACCAACCTAGAGCAAGCATCGACGTTCGCACAGTGGCAGGGCAGGATGCGCAATGAGGACTGGCTCAATCTCAATCCCGCGGCACGCTTCGTCCGACGACCAGGTGCGCGCATAAAGCGGCAGCGCCATGTCGAAGCCGAGGGCGACGTTCGACGATGGGATGACTTCGCCTATTGGCAGTTCCAAAACGCCGCTGACATTGGAGGCTTCGACGTGCCGTGGGGTCCGTTCGGCTTCAATAGCTACATGATCCAAGAGCCAGTGAAAAGAGCCGAAGCCGAGCGTCGAAAGCTGGTCAGAAAAGGCGAACGAGTCAAAGCTCCGAACGTTGCTCAATTCGGAGTTGACCTCGGAAAGCAATTCAACGCCGGCGTCGATGCGAACATTGACGACCTCACGCCCGAACTGGCAAACGAGGCACGGCAGACGATCACCGACAGGCTCGGACCGCAGGCAATCGGGAGAGACGGCAAACCCACACTCGACGCGCTTAGACAGGCGCTTAGTGGGAATTACAAGCCGATTGCAGCACCTCAAGCTCCAGCCGCTAAGCCATTGCCAGCGCCTAGAAAGCGCGCAACTCGTAAACCTGAGCCAGAGACGGGTGAAACTGAACCAGCAGGGTCGAAAGTGACAGACAAGATTGTATTCGGCAGGATAACAGGAAAAGAGAAGGAAGTCAGGAAGAAATGGGATGACGTAAGCAAGACAATCGACTCAATACATGGAGATGGGCCATTGCCTCCCGCGCCAGTGAAGCATGAAGAATCTGGAGGATCTGTGAATGGGCAATATCGGAGATTCGACAACGAAATCACCACATTCAAAGAGGGCGCGATCCCGATGACATTGACTCACGAAATCGGGCATTGGATCGACTACAGAGGATTCAGAAACATACCAGACGCAGAGCCTCCAATGAAGGGCGACAAGGTTTTCGCTTCGTATTCTCCACTGTTCAAAAAGTTCATCAAGATTGCCAAGAGCAGCAACAAGATAAAGGAGATCAAGACAGCATATCTCACCGCGAAATCTAAAAGATACCTCACATCGAATCACGAGATTTTCGCGCGTGCTTATGCGCAATACATCGCCACAAAGTCGAAGAATCCAGAAATGCTAGAAAACCTGAAAAACAGGCAGACAGGAGCGAAAGGGAGAAGCTATCCCGATCAGTGGGATGATGAGGACTTTGTTCCGCTATACAACGAAATCGAAACTATATTCAAACAAATCGGATGGCTAAAAATATCAAAATGATCAACAGGATAATCGACGACCTCGCACGGGGTAAATACGACTCTGTCGATGAAGCGGTCGAGGATCTCATTTCCTACGGCGAAGATCCAGAGATTGCGCTCAATAGCGTGCTAGCAATGGCACAAGTCGATGTCATCTGAAATGCATCAACTATCTGATAAACAAGATTTTAACGACCCATGAAAACACGTCAAGCAAAAAAAAATGACCCATTGGAAAATCAAGGGAAGAAGGTTCGAGGGCGTCCAACTTTGGCGAACGATGAGCGCAAAAATACGATTCTCGATGGCATCTCAAAAGGAACGCCATTGACTGTCATCTGTCGTGAAATTGGCATTGCTGACTCGACAGTGCGGGATTGGATGGGCAATGACGAAACCTTTTCACGCGACATCGCACGCGCGAGAGAACTGGGATTCGACGCGATAGCAATGGAGGCGCTGAGGATCGCCGACACGCCATTGGAGGGCATCGAGCATACCGACACACCAGACGGTCCGAGGATCAAGCGTGCCGACATGCTGGGGCATCGCAAGCTACAAGTCGAAACACGTCTCAAGCTGCTCGCGAAGTGGGACCCGAAACGTTACGGCGACATGGTTCGCCAAGAGATCAGCGGTCCAGACGGCGCACCGATTGCACAAGCAACTGTTTCACTCTCACCTGAGCAAGAAGGAAGTCTGAAGGATCTTGTCGAACTAGCGAGAGGCAAAGCGAAAAAATGACCCCGACAGAATTCTGCGTTCGAGTTCTCGGCATTGTGCCCTACCTTTGGCAGTGCGAAGCCATGGAGTCGGTCGCGATGGAACAACCGACAAGCGTAGTCGCGGCGAACGGCAGCGGCAAAACGGCGCGCCTTGTGGCTCCGCTTGTGCTTTGGTTCCTGCATGAGTTCCCGCGTGGGCAGTGCATCTTCACATCAGGCTCTTGGATGCAGATTGAGAAACAACTCTGGGGTGCCGTCAAAGTCTACCAGCACCGTTTCCCGCATTGGCGCTTCATGAGCGAGGAGCTACGCACACCCGAGGGTGGCTATGCGTTCGGCTTCTCGACCGACAACTCAGGACGAGCGGAAGGGCATCACCCGAAGATCGGAGGCGATGTGGATCCAGTATTCCTGATCATCGACGAAGCCAAGACTGTGCCAGACGCTATCTTCGAAGCGTTTGACCGATGCACGCGGAAGTTCGAGCTTTGGGTGTCATCACCTGGAGCGCCGCGGGGTCAGTTCTACGACAGCTTCCACAAGAACTCCAGCCTCTACAAGACGATCCGGGTGCCATCGACCGATTGCGCACATATCAGCGCGGAGAAGCGGGAACTGGACAGAATCAAGTATGGCGAATCACATCCGCTCTACCGCTCAAAGCACCTCGCTGAGTTCACCGAGGACTTCGACCGCTTGGTGCTGGCGCCTGACCTTTTGCGCAATGCACTCGACATTCAGCCAAAGCCAGCGCCGTTTGGTGAGGTGGTGGCATTCTGCGACTTCGCAGCAGGACGAGATGAAAACGTTCTGGCAATACGACGAGGCAATCATGCACGCATCGTCAAAGCATGGCAGGAGCGGGACACAGTGCAGGCGGCACGGGAATTCATACGGATGTTTGAAGCGGAGGGACTAAGCGCTGGGCAGATTTGGGGAGACGCCGACGGACTCGGCACCGGCTTCTGCGACCAGTTCGCTGAGATGGGCTGGCATATCAACC